CGATCCCCTTTCCGGCTTCGATCCCCGTTCCGGCTGTGATCCACGCTCCGGCTTTGATCCCCTCTCCGGCTTCGATCCACGTTCCGGCTGTGATCCACGTTCCGGCTTTGATCCCCGTTCTGGCTTTGATCCACGTTCCGGCTTCGATGTAAGTCCCAACCCCGGATGTGATACTACCAGTACATTTAATCGAAGCCAACCGCACTACTCCCAATCCGGGCTCAAATTCGATTGAACCCACGACGTTTTCTAATGATTCTCCGGTGTACTCACCTTCTTTGTTAATATGAGCATTGGTTATTTTTAATGTAGTCATGATTGTTTTGTTTTATACAGTGAAAGAGCCGACGTCTGGGTAATTAACCCTGGATTGGCCTGGAAAAATTCAGTTAGATTCTCAATACGGGCACCGGTCGCGGGGTCAAACGGATACCAGGTCTTGCCGAACTCGCGGACCGGACAGTACATCGGAGGCACCGCATACAGGAAGCGCCCCAGGCCCCACTTCACACAGGCACGCTTAAATGCGTCACTGGCTTGGCCTTTGTCGCCTTCGATGTCGGAGGGCATGCCGCAATCCGATTTTTCGTACCAGACGCCCCGGCCCGCATTTTTCTCCTCAATGCTGGCGCTGGACTTGAATTTCGCCAGATACAAGATCTTAACCGTGCAGTATATCTTACCGCCCAGATCCTTGTAGTCGTCCTGCCATCCGAATGGCCCCAGGACTTGGTCCAGGCGGTTCATAGCGTCTCTGGCATCGATGTAAGGCACGCACTCCGCGACGCCTTTAGCCCGGTTTAGCCGGGAAATCCGCCAATGAAACGGGAGCGGCTCCGAAAGTTTTTTGATTAGTTCAGACATGGTTATTCTTTTTGGTCAGTTAATCAATTGTCTCTGTTCGTCGTGTGCATCGCTTTTGTTATTTTAGCATTGCTGACATGGTGCCTGCTTGTTTTTTCCAGCAAGGCGATCAGCCGCAGCGTTGCCCGGCTGGCAATATCAGCGCGGTGCAGACAGTTCTTTTCGATTTTGGGAAAGGCCTTGGCGTACCAGGTCTGGGATTCATTAAGGTAAGACAATGCCCGCCTTTGAAGCTCAATACAGGCCTCAATAATCTGGGCCTGGCGTTGATGGTATGCCTGGGTTGACTTTAGGGCTGCAATGTTGATCTCCACGACACGGATTGAATGCGTTGTGTCAGACATGGCTCTTTTCATTTAGTGCCTTATGGGCCTGAATAATAGCGAACCGGATCACCGCAACATTGTTAACTGTGGTGCCTATGATCCGCTGCAACTCCTTTTCAAGCTCGTCAAACCGATCCACATCGGCGTCAACAAGCGTTACAAACATTGTCCTCTTTTTTCTTTCCATAGAACAAATATATATTTAATTATGATTATTTGCAAAATTATTTTTACATTCGTTTAAAATATCATATGAGCGAGTTGAAAACAGACTCCTGGACCCGCATCAGAAACATGATCCTTGAAAATTTTAACTTGGACCGTTACTAGACCGCCGGCCAGATCGTCCACGTTCTCAGGAGAAACCTGGACCTCAGCGACCACTCCGCCCTCCTGACTCTTGATATCATGGATCACAGAGGCTTTATCAAATTAGAAATAGACGGCCCGGTGTGTTTGGGATACCGGTTCACCGTCAAGCATTCAGAAACGTTCTAAAACCCTTAGTCTTGGACACAAAAAGATCCCCAATTACCGAAGCCCTTATAAGCTACTATAAGGCCGGGTATGTGTGCATCCCGGTTCACCCCAGAAAAAAAGTTCCGCTTCTTGAAACCTGGATAGACCTTCAGCACCGGCCACCCAATAAAGAGGAGAAACGGGAAATCCTTGAAATTATATCAAAACGCAGTGATGCCGCCATTGCCATAGTCGCCGGTCCGGTGTCCGGTGATATCGAGTGTATCGATGTCGACACAAAGCACGACCCGGATAGCTACATGAACTACATAGATGAACTCCGGGAGCATGATTTTTTTGACCTGCTGTTCATCCAGTCCACACCATCCGGAGGCCGCCACATTATCTACAGATGCCCGGCAGTGGGGAGAAACCAGATCCTGGCTAAAAAAAGGCAGCGGCTTCCCATTATTGAAACCAGAGGCCAGGGCGGATATTTTGTTGTCAGGCCTTCGCCAGGTTATGAAACCGTACAAGGCGATATAATGAACCTTCCTGTTCTCACTGCAGAACAGCGGGACGTGCTTCTCAGCGCAGCAAGGAAACTCAGCGCCATTGATATGGAGCCAGACATAAGTCAAAAAGAAGATGCCCAGTGGAACAGCTTGTCGGGCCAGCCCAAAAGGATATTTAAGACCACGGAAGAAAACCTGAGATCATGTATCGAACAAATACAGGAGAACCAGGTCGATGTCACCGGTTCATACGACGACTGGATACGCATAGGTTTTGCCCTGGCCAACGAATTCGGAGAACTGGGCCGCCAATGGTTTCACCAGATCAGCAAGTTCTATGTGTCGTATAAAGAAAACCAGGACATAGTCGAACGGTACAGCCGGGAAAAAACAGACGCTAAATATGACTCCCTGCTGAAAGGCAGGGCCCCAAACTCCGTGCGCAAAATAAAAATGGGCACCCTGTTTTACATACTGGGTGAGTATAAAATACACCCACAAGGCGAGCTTACCGCGCTGCAAAAAGACAGGTTATATCAATACGTACAAAACCTGGGGATTAAGCGCAACGTGCTAACCGGCGGCTTTGAAAACCACATGGGAGAGCCGCTTGACGACCGCCTGATTAATACCATGTATCTTAAGGCCAGGCTGGAAATAGCTAAGATATCGATATCGCTATGGGATAAATACTTGCTTAGCGAAGCCATTGTTGAGTACAATCCGTTGACGGATTATTTTGACGCACTGCGCTGGAAAAAAGTGCATGGCAATCCCCTGGAAACCTGGCTGGATCACGTCGAGTACAGCGATCCCGATATGAGGGAATACGTCAGAAAATGGATGGTATCATGTGTGGCCAGTGCTTACGGCCATATCTCGGAAATGGTGCTGGTGATGATCTCGCCGGAAGGCGGTACCGGGAAAACAGAGTTTTTCAAGCGCATGCTTACCCCTTTTCTTGAAGAATATTTTGCTGTAGATCAGCTGGATCGCGAAAAGGATTCCGATATACTGATGACTCAAAAGCTGATCATCTTGGACGACGAGTTCAGCGGAAAATCGAAAAAAGACGCCAGTCACCTGAAGGCTAAAGTTAGTCAACATAAGTTCAGCCTTCGCCGGCCGCACGGCAGGCATAATGAGGATATTCCGCGGCTGGCCGTGCTTTGCGGAGCCAGTAACCCACTGGACATAATTAACGACAACACTTCTAACCGCAGGATCATCCCGTGCCGAATAACAGGCCGGGATTTTGAAATGTCGGATTCCATAGACAAGGAATCGCTTTGGGCCGAACTGGTGCAGGTGTTCTTCGATTCGATAGAATCAGGGGACGACAGCGCATTTAAGCTCAATCACCAGGATTATAAAAACCTGAACACAAGCAGCGAGAAGTATTACGGCGAGAATATGGAGAGGGACTATATAATCGAATATTTTAGTCCTGGTCACCCTAACGACCCAAATTCTGAGTTTATGACCTCAACTAAAATGAGGGAATATGTGTCTGCTAAAAGCGGTAGAGTGACTCAGGAAATTTATCATAAAAAGTTCGGTCAGGAGCTCAGGTTGCTCGGTTTTGAACCGATGAAAAAGAAAGTAGACGGCGTGTCATTACGCGGGTTTTGGGTGGTCAAAAATCAGGGCGAAAACATGCCAGATTTTAGAGATGAAAACATACCGTTTTAATCGGTGGTCAGTATGGTGGTCAGTAGGGTGGTCGGGTAAATTTGTATTTTACGTGCCACATTTTTTAGTTAATGTTATGTTAATGCAATGTTTAAAATAATTGATTATTTGAATAATAGCTGTTTTCTACCGACCACTGACCGATTTTTTTTTATGTTGTTGTTAATCAAGCATATATGGGTGGTCAGTAAACCAAGTTTACTTACTGCGTGGTCAGTAGAATTTTCATTTATTTTGCAACTTGCTTATAATCAATTAATTGTACGATATGCCGCTTTAGTTAACGTTATGTTAAAAAGGCATTTTTTATTAAAACTACTGACCACGCATCAAAAATTAACAGATTGTTAACATATATTGTTTTTATTCCGACCACTCCCGACCACTTCCGACCACTTCAATTATTTGATAGCCAGTTATTTATAAAATTGTGGTCAGTCGTCAGTAAAAACCTGACTTACTATAAACATATACGTGTACGGTATACGCGCGCCTTAAATAAATAAAAAATAAATGTCTTATTCTATAGTCTAACGTGCGCGCGATCTGCCGACCACCATGGGTAAATGTAGATTTTTGACGACCAGAAAAACCAGCAGAAAAAACGATGAAAAAAATGACTGAAAAATCGAAGCAAAAAAGCTATCTTCAAACCACTATTTTTTAAACCTTCAAAAACAAAAATCATGGGACTAGGTACAAGCACTAAAAAAATCTTCGTAAACACATTTAAAGGCAGCCTCAGAGTGAAGGCGCAAGCAAACGACCCCGATGCAATTTCAAGAACCAATAAAGAGGGAAATGTTGTCTGGGAACAAAAACATGGCTATGTCAGCGGACACATAACCGGAATAGAAGTAACCGATCACAAAAAATTCGGAAAACAACTGGAGATCTCAATGCATGACGATGGCAATGAATTTGTGCTTTCGGTTTCAGCGCTTTCAGGCTATGCGTTTGCTTTTTACAACCGCATGGAAAACATCAATTTCGACCAGATCGTCAAATTTGAAATGTGGGGGCCATATACCGGCAATGACGGCAAACAACGTTATTTCCTCGCTCCTATCCAAAATGGAGAACTAGTATCAAAAAAGTACGGCAAAGACCAGATCCCGGCATGGGAATTAGTCACTATCGACAATGAAGAACGTTTCGACAAAACAAAAGCTTTCAAGTTCTTTATGAAAAAACTGGAAGCCGTGATCAAGCAATTAGGCCAGTTTGGCAACACGGCAAAGGATGTCAAGGCCGAAGCCACAGCACCGCTCGACGAATTGGAAGACGACGACCTGCCGTTCTGAAAAATATCTTTGTGAAAGTTTAACTAACTTTATCTGAAAGTTAACTCAGTGTCAATTGAAAAAAAATATCGTTAACGGCAGAAATGGCGGCACCTTGACCCCTTTCAGTCCTGGTGTTTCAGGTCTTCCGGGTGGACCAGGGGGGCCAAGACAAAAGACCATCCTCAAAAAGGTGATGAAAATCAAGGTCAGGAGCACCGATGCGCTTGTTGCCAGGATGGCCGAAGCCTTCCCGGAGCTGTTCGAGGACGAAAAGAAGCGAGACTACACCATCCGGGAGCTCATTGCTATGCGTCTTTGTGTTCAGGCCATTGCCGGCAAGGACCCGGTGCCGGCGGCCAGGGAGATCCTCAACCGGATCGAGGGTAAGGTGCCGGAAACCAATTTCAAGATCAAGTATGACCGGGGCAGTGTTCACATCGATAAATTGCCTTCGGAACTCCGGCGGCAGCTGATCGATCACATGGAAAAAATGAACATTGAGGACATTGATTTTGAGGAAATCCAGGAGAACGGAAAAGCCATTGAAGGACCACAAAAATAATCTGATTTTATGCCAGCAGCAAAAAACAGCATCCAAGTCGGCGATGAATTTGCCCGTTCGGGGTATGGTGTCGTCGTTATTTGGCGCGAAAACGATATAGTCGTACTCCGGGCCACCTGGAAGGGAGATCGTGCCTTAGAAACGTCAGGGGAGAGGCCGCACTACCAGGTACATGTTCTTAAAAAGAACAAATCTAAAGTTTTGGGAAACCGGTTATATCCAGATCGGGAGGGGCCATTGCCGGCAAGGACCCGGTGCCGGCGGCCAGGGAGATCCTCAACCGGAAGCGGAAGCCCATGCTAAAAGTCAATAAAACAGAGCTCATAGCCTCCGAATGCCGGCACTCGCTGAAATATTTTATCCAAACATTTTGGAATATGATTGTTGCCGAGCCACTGATCTGGTCGGCGCATATGGACATCATTGTGAACGAACTTCAGCAGGTCAATGCCAGGGTAGAAAACAACGAACCAAAGCAGTACGATCTGGTGATCAATGTTCCTCCGGGGACAACAAAATCAAGCATCTGCACTATCATGTACCCGGTATGGGCGTGGACCCGATCCCCGCATCAGCGATTCATTACGGCCTCGTATTCAGCAAAGCTATCCACTGAGCACTCCCAGATGTCCAGGGATATTGTCGAATCTGAACTATACCAGGAACTTTTCCCGTATATCAAAATCAGATATGACAAATCCGGAAAAACGAACTACGAAAACACCAGGGGCGGCCAGCGCTATTCAACATCAGTCGGAGGTTCGATAACGGGCAGCCACGGCCACCAGGTTATTATTGATGACCCCCTGAATGTTGAGGAATCAGAAAGCGAAGCGGAACGCGCTACGGCAATGCGCTGGATGGATAAGACCATACCGACCCGTGTTGTTGATAAGGCCGTGACTCCGATTATCCTGATCATGCAGCGTCTTCATGAAGACGACCCGACAGGCCACATGCTGAAGCAAGACGTGCTTATTCGCCACATCTGCCTGCCGGCACAGCTTTCCAGGTTTGTAAAACCGGAATCGGCGCGGGAAATTTACGAGAACGGCCTTCTTGATCCTGTGCGCCTGCCTCAATCCATCCTACAAGTCATGCGCATTAAACTTGGTTCATATGGCTATGCCGGCCAGTTCGATCAGAACCCAAGCCCAGACGAGGGCGGAATCCTAAAACGAAACTGGTTTCAGATCATTGACAGGGCGCCCCAGGGTATCGACTATTGGGACCAGGTCATTGACCCAGCCTATACCAAAAATGAAAAGAATGATCCCTCGGCGATAATGACTTATGCCGAATATGAGGATCATCTATACGTCAAAGACGTGCAGGAAGTCTGGATGGAATTTCCGAATCTTATTAAATTTATCGTTACTAATTTCGAGGCGAACGGCTGCGATCCCGATTATTCCCGTATCTATGTAGAGCCAAAAGCCAGCGGAAAAGACATTGTCAATACTTTGAAATTAACAAATCTCAACATAATGGAATCAATAAACCCGACAAAGGATAAAGTCGCCAGGGTGAAAGACATAAGTGCAAAGGTTCAGGCCGGTAAAGTTATATTGATCCGCGGAGATTGGAATGAAGCCTTCATAGACCAGTGCGCTGTATTTCAGAACGGAACCCATGATGACCAAGTGGATTGCCTTGTAATTTCAGTTAATGAGGCGCTTATTGGGTCGACAATCGAAGTTGATTATAAAGCTATATTAGTTTGAAAACTCAAAATAAGATAGGTAAAAACTCAAATTAAAACATTTGAAAACTTAAATTAAACTGATATGACAATACAGGATTTTGTATCGAAAACTGAAATCAAAAAATCTAAATTGAGCCGGGGCCTGAAATTAATTATCCTTTCTATGTATGATGAGGTCGAAAAATGGGGCAAAAAGAAGTATTATTTCAGGACCATGCTTTTTGCCCTGAGTGACATTTATCGGGCCGATTCGCCGGAGCTTAGGAGACTATTTTCAAAGCCGCCAAGATCAAGGCCGTTGCAAAAAACGGATGCAGTTAAAAAGACTGAGGCTATCCGGGTAAAGAACTTTAACCGGGAAGTTCTGGGAACAAGTCCATGTGACAATTGTGATGACAAGATCGAGTCAGTATTTGATTGCAAAACTCCCCAGGATATCGTCGATTACTTTTGCAAACAAGGGGACACAGAGCAGGATCTAGCGTATAAGCTCAGGGCCTATGCCGTGAAAAATAAGATTCCGGTCCGTAACGTCAAGCGGTTTGACAAGTTATCTGAAGTAATTTTTGTCGCCATTAGTACAGCAGCGGCCGGAACCTTAAACCAAAGCGATGCAGCTACAAGTTGAGGCTGAAGGCCAGATCTATGATTTTGAGGTCCCGTTTTCAGTTGATGAAATAACATTTTCGCAATACATTGACTTTAAGAAAGCGGAGCAGCGTTATTTCGGCACCAATACAGAGGACTACCAGGATCAAGAACCTGACTCGGTTCAGACGAAGAAACAGACAGAGCCCAAAGACCCAAAAGACCCGATCGATTACCTTGCCGAAGCCGTAGGATTTGTGGTTTCCGGGGATCTCGGGATCATACCGTTTAGCCTTCCGGAGGACAACGACAACGATCTTTTTGAAAAAAAATACACTATCGGCATCGGGGATCAGCTTTCAATATTGCGGCTCTGGTGCCACATCGTCACCGTTATCAACGCCTATGAACCACAACAAATAGACCCTGACTATTCAATACAGTATGAAGGCGAGAAATACTATGTCGACCCCGAAATGATTTTTAAGCATCTTGAAAACCGGGCGTACACGCTTGGCGAAGTGATTGAGTACAAAGAACTGGAGCGCGTCATAGACATTGAACAAAAGGGGGATCAGGACGGCAGCATAGAATTTATGATGAGCCTTCGACAGATGGCTGTTCTACTGAGGCAAAAAGGAGAGAAACTACCGTGGCAGAAGGGCCTCCGGGACAAGTTCTTGCGCGAGCGCAGTTTTCATTTTCAGCAAATGTCTATGACAACGGTCCTGGAGGTACGTTTTTTTTTGATAAATATTTTACTGCGATACGTGAGAAAGGGGATTACCGGGTTTTCTTTGAGGGACGCACTACCGCGTGGGACGGCGAGACGAAAAGCGATGTCGAGAAAAAAATCAGCGAAGACAACATGATCAAAAGCGAGTTGGTTGGTTGGCGCGGACTGTACAGCGACATTATTCAGGCCGGTTGGTTTAACACGGGAGAAAAAACTGCTTTGGAATGTGTATTTTACAGTGATTTTGAGGATTGTTTGTTTGCGTGGATAGTTAATTCGTTATCGTGAGCTTAAAAGAAATTGTTGACATATTCAGAAATTTCGCTATTTCGGATAGCCGGTTTGCGAGCTTTGCCACTATTGACCGCCTGGAACAGCTCAATACTACTAACCTGGAAAAGGTTTATTCGGACTATACGAAAGGGTATTTCTGGGCCAGGGCCTGGGAAGCAGGCGGGGCAAAAAGGGATGAGTTATGTGTGGAATGGCCGCTGCTGTATCTCGAACATAAGCGCAGCACAATGGATCGGTTTGGGTGTGTTAGTCACACTATATTCGCTGGGATAGCCGAACAAGTGCCTTGCGATGACAGAAACATTGAGGAAATTGACATGGACAACTTGGCTATGCTGGTCGCCGCTATCAAAAATTTCATAAATTTATCTGGGAATCGGTACGCGTCTGAAAGCATAGAGATATTTACCGCTGATCGCGGCGTTGACAATTTACGCATGAAGGTTGCTGATTTCATTGTGGCCGCTGATTTAGAGGACGGCATTGATTGCTGACCGATATAAATTCTTTGGCCTCGGTAAAGGGTGCGCCAAAGTCAGCCCCTGCAAAAATATTCGCATATGGAGTAGGGGCTTTTTAAAATGGATTTCATAATGATGGTTATTTATTTTTGGTGAAAGAGGGGCTTTGGTGCCTCTCTTTTTATTATATTTGAACCGGAACTAGAGTAGTGACCATTCCAAGAAGACTCTTTGAAACGTGATTTCAGGAGTCTTCTTTTTTCATATCTTCACGCTATGCCAGTAGAATCCATTCTTCAAAACTTGCTTGAGGCCAGGGTCCGCCTTGCATTGGAGCACCTGGTCAAAGTGATGAAAACAGAGCTGGTCAGGCAAAAGCACCGGGCCAGTGGAGCAACTGAGAAATCATTCAGAATAGAAATTGACTATGGGGCTGGCATTGTTGAGGGCCGGATCATTAGTCCGCTGCACACCATATTTCTGGAACGCGGCACCAAGCCGCACCGCCCACCGTTCGACGCGATTTATAACTGGACCAAATTTGTATTCCCAGGCATTCCTGAAAAGAGCCGGCGGTCACTTTCCTGGGCTATCATTCAGAACATAGCTAAAGAGGGCACGCCGTCGGCAGCCTCGCTTTCGCTATCTGAGACGGGCAAGCGCACGGAGTTCACAAAAGATGCCATCAGTCAGGCCAGCGGCCAGTTCTTCAGGATACTGGATCTGGAAAACTATGCCGGCGAGCTGGTCAGGCAAAAGCTGTTTCAAAACTGATTAACCCGAAAAACCCGGAAAACCCACATCTATACTAATTTTCCCAATTTTCCCAATCTTCCCAAAGTGGAGAATTGGGAAAGAAATGCATAAAATCTAAAAAGGGAGTACTCCCCTATGGATGCCCCGAAATGCTTCATGGGGGTTATTTCAAAACTGATATGTGAATTTTTTACAATACATTTGTAACAAATCGCCTTTAAATGGCTGAGGTTATAAATGTTGTCTTTCGGCTCGACGGCGTCGAGCTTTCCGCCAGGAACCTGGATCAGGTACGGGCAATAATCAAAGACCTGAAAAAAGAACTTGGCGGCACCGCAATAGGATCGGCTCGGTTCAAGGAACTCAATGCTGAGCTTACCAAAGCCAACACCACGATTAAGGGCGTTACTGAAGAATCCAGGAAACTTGCACGAGAGCAGACTATAACGGCTGACAAAGGCAAAGGTTCTTACCGGGCCATGCAGGCAGAACTTACCAATCTCAAAAATAGCTATAAAGACCTGAGCGCGGTTGCGCGTGAGAGCATTCATGGCAAGGAAATGCGGGTCCGTATTGCGGCGCTGGATCAGGACCTCAAGAAGATCGACAAGACTATTGGCCAAAACTTTCGAAATGTAGGCAACTATCAAACCAGTTTTTTGAAGCTGGCCAATGCGTTTGGGCTAACGGTGAACATAGCCCGGATCTTAGGTAATGCGGTCAGGGGGGCCGCGACTATTGTCGTTGATTTTGACAGTGCAGTGACCAATTTAGCGTCTAGACTTGTGAAAACCAGGGGTGAAATTGCAGCACTGGAAAAACAGGCCCGTTCTTTAAATTCCGTATTCACTCCGACCGAAATTATAAAGCTGCAGGACGAACTAATCAAACTGGGGTTCACAGAGCAGGAAGTTCTAAAAACAACTAAGAGCATTCTGGATTTCTCAATTGCTGCTGAAGCTGAAGCTGCCCCGGCGGCTTTGGTAATAGGTGCGGCACTGAGAGCTTTTAATCTGGATGCCGACCAAGCCGCCAGGGTGGCCGGAGTTTTGGCAGTTGCTACTATTGACAGCGCGCTGGACTTCGGACACTTGCAAACGGCATTATCAAAGGTTGCTCCGGCGGCCGCCGCGTTTAATTTCTCTATTGAGGATTCAATAGCCTTGCTTGGCGTTCTTATTGACGCAGGTTTTGATGCCAGTACAGCCGGTACGTCTTTGAAAAACATTATTTTAAATCTTGCTGACTCACAGGGGGCATTGGCTCAAAGACTTGGTGGCTCTGTCAAGTCGTTTGATGAACTTATACCGGCGTTGATTAAATTAAGAGGTGAGTCGGTTGACCTTAATGAGGTATTGGAGCTAACAGACCAGCGCAGTGTAATTGCATTTAGCCGATTTCTTGCCGGCGCTGAGGATGTTTTGAAGTTACGTGATGCTGTAGATGACACTAGCGGGGCGCTAGCTGATTTGGTCGAAAAACAGTTGCGTTCTTTAGATAATCAAATGAAATTGACCAGGGCGGAATGGCAGAAGTTTATTTTAAGCATTGAAGACGGTGAAGGAGTATTTGGTAGAGCGTTTAGAAATATTCATGGAGCCGTACAAGATTTTCTTGGATCGTTAACAGCATTGAATGAAGGCGGGATAAAAGAGTGGAACCGGTTCACATCAGATATTCACTCGGGAGCGCGCGACACAAAAGAAGAGCTTGAAAAACTGTCTGATGCATTAAATGCAGTTGAAGGCGGCCTATTACAAGAAGGTTTTTTTGGTGGTCTTGCCCCGGTCGAGACTGATGCAA